CGGCGGCTCGTAACGTAATCGATGCGCTTCTCCACGACATATGCACGCATCGTGTGATCGGTTGCCGCGTGACTTGATTGGCCTCAAGGCGCACAGCAAACTGATCCGATTGTAAAACAGCAAACTCAGAGGCAACGGGACAATTGCTGGCAAGCGACTGCCGGCCGCGACGCCCTAACGAGGCCGCGCCCGGCGTACATCCGCGCTCACACCGCCCCTTACAAGCGGGGGGCCAGGACCGGCATGTCCCGACCACCCCGCCGTTTCTGCGACAGCATCGGGCAGACGTTGCCGCAAAACTAATTCTGAAAAGTGGCGGGGGAGCCGAACGCTGGGTTGCTACAGGCTCAACCCCGCCGATCTGCAGACGCTATGAGCGACGCCCGCAGAAACTTAGTAACGCCATTTTAGATATTGCAGCCGACCGTTAAATCCGCTCGGCTCCCTAGCCTTGTCGCGCCGGCGCAGCATCCGGCAGGCAACTAACCGCGCGTCGCCGCCAGGGCTGAGATGGTGCCGCTCATCGCCGACCGGCTTGCCGGCAGCGTCAGTCAAAACGACCGCGCCATCTGCGATGCAATACCAACCCTCAGCAACCTTGCCGGGATCGTTGCCCTTTGGTGCCCGAGTCTGAATTACAATCCGCTGAACGTCAGACATAGGCAGACCCCTTCGGATACTCAATTTCTTTACGCCATTTGTCGTTGAATGATTTGGTCGTCGCAAACCGCAACATGACAACGGCGTACCTCGTGGCCGCCATCAGGTCGTCGTACTCAGCAACAATTTTTCCTTCCTGCCTATGAAACAAACGAAATTCAGAGAGCCAATCGTGCAGGTGGTCGAATACCTTGAACCGTCCGCTTTCCATCCGCGTTAACATTTCCATGCAGCCGGCCTCGACCGATACTGAGCCATCTGCAAATTGGGCATGTTCGGGAAGCAGATTTAATCCCTGGGCGCGGAATTGCTCCGCCAGCGGAGCACCGGCACCCTCAAGCGTGCCGCGCAGTCCATCTTTCGGCCACGCGAATTTCAAGTCGCCCCAGCCCCGTAGCGTTGCAGCGTGCTCAATAACGCTGGCCTCTTTCAGCTTGTGGCACTTGCTGACATAAACAACGTCCGCGTCTCTATCGTGCCAAAGCTCGACAGCGGCCGTTGCGTGGGTCCAGCCAAAATCTAGGCCGCCAAGTCTGGCAAAGTGCGAAGGGAACGTGCGATGCGGAACGACAATCTTTTCTTCGGCAACCGGGAACACGCGACCACTTCCTAAAACTGGTTGGCCACGAACCCGCGCCTCTCTTTCGTGGGCCGGATAGCTGGCAATGATTTGGTCTTTTTGTTCTTTGGTGAAGTGCTCCGCATCGTCAATGCTCGCAATGATGACGGCGCGGTCTGGGTGTTTGGCAACCTTCATGTTTCACCCGTGAGAAAGCGGCGCACAACCTCGGACCATCCTAAAATCGGAGTGAATGTTGTATAGACAATGCCGCCGGTTTCGTTGGTTCTGGTCAGGGCCTCGAAATAAAGGTCAATCGGACTTTCCTCGTCCATCCAGCATACCTCCAATCCAACGCCCTGCCATTTTTCACGGCCGGAAGCGTAGGATTTGAATTGCAGATCGGAGGTGCCGCCGCTGATGTGCTTCACTGACACGCTATCAATCAAATCAGCAATGCCACGGGCAACAGAAACCTCGCCCAGCAGGTGTTTGGGAATGAGGCCGGTTCCCCAGTCCCATTTACGCATGGGCGGACCAATCAGCTTTTCTTGCACAACGTCGCAGACAGATTCGCCCGTCAGACCCGCCGCCCAAGCACGGATTGGTTTGTCGAACCGGCGGCCATCCCACCAATCTGGATAAAGTCCCGTCAGGTGCATGGACATTTCGGCGGCGCCGCAAAGGGTCTTGCCGATTCTGTTTGCCGCCATAAAAAGTCTTTCTCTCGCCGCCTTGCCGGAAGACAGCCGCGATCCCCCACAACGACGGCGATCCGCGCGAGATCCCGACGCCACGGTATCGCGGGGGCGGCGGCATTCCTTCGGGCGGCGGTGCCGTCGCTGCAATGCAGTCCGCCGCGCCTTGTCCAGCGGCACGAACGGCGACAGCCGGCCCTTATGACGGCGCAGCGTCACGATCCGCCCCCGGAGTTGCCCTGTGGCGAAGGCCGTGATACGGAATTCATTGCTAATAAACTTTCGTTGAATAACGGCCCGGAGCGCGCCAACGCTGCCGGGCCTTTCGTTTGTTAGGAACGCGGTGAGCTACAAATTGAATTCACTGACTGGCCGAGATTTAGCGGTCGGGGAGAAATCTCCGGTCGCTTCTCATTTGGGCGTCAGTGTCGGGCTGAGCGGCCAGCTCGCGTTGTTTCAGCCACTCGGCTTCGGCTTCCTCGCTGATGCGGCGCCGACTTCCATTCAGCCAATACTTCGGGCCGATCCCAAGCTTCCAATCGCCATAAAGCCGAGCTCGGGATAGGCCGTGATCTTTGCAAAATTCCGAAATGGTTTTTGAGCGCATGTTCCTTCTCGTGCGGGTGTCTTTCTGAAACACCCTTGAACGAATCTTTTCACGAGAAGGAATCAGGCGAAAGGACAAAAATGCGACATTGCAACTTTTTCACAGAGCCCTGTGGACCAGGTTTTATGGAATAAGGAACTGTTTATTCCATGGGCCATGGAATGAGCATCATCGCAACTCAGCAACTTTTTTGTCGGGCTTGAACCCGAAACTCGGTGCGTGCTTGCGAACAGTGTCGGCAACATACGACGGCGACAGATGACCATAATGCTTCTCGACCATCCGCGTGTCGGCGTGGCCGAGATTGCGCGCGACCACCATGAGCGGCATTCCCGCCATCACGGAGAGTGAGGCCCAGGAGTGCCGCAATCCGTGGAAGGAAACCGGAGGAGCAATCTTCGCTCGCTCGACTGCTTCGCGCATCGGACGGGTTTGATGTGCCGCGCCCCACTCTTGGCCGTTGGCTCTCCGCAAGATCAATTCGTCGCCGCTTCTGCCCGCGGTCAATTGTCGGAACAGGGCCACGCCTTCGTCGGTCAACACAACGTGCCGGGCCTTACCCGACTTCGACTGCCGGATGGCGACGGTGCCGGCGTCGGTGTTAAAGTCCCGGCATTGCAACCTCACAAGCTCGCCATACCGCGCGCCCGTATGTAGCGCCGCTTGCACCAATGGACGAAACTCAGGATCGCAAGCGTTGGTAAGTCGCTTGGCCTCGGCGATGCTCAGATAGCGGATGCGCGCGGCGTCAACATTCTTGAACGGCTTCACCTTACGCCAGGCGACATCGGACTCGATCTTGCCATCGTGAAAGGCGTGATTGAGCGCGGCGCGCAGAATGGTCCAAGTTCGATTGGCGGACGCACGGCGCCGGCGACGACCATCATCGCCGTTCGGAGCATCACGAAACTTCTGTTCGTCGTCTTTGGCCGTACGCAGCCGCGCCGGAGCCCTAGCAATATCATCACGCCAGTGCCGCAGCCCTTCAGTCGTTAACGCACCCAAACCTAACTTGCCGAGTCGCGGTCGAATAAAGCCCTCAATGCGATAGCGGGTATCGGCAATCGACTGCCGGGCGCGCCCCTCCCCTTCCAACATTCGCAAGTAGTCGTCCAGCACATCAGACACGACAGTCGCGCTCGACTTGGCCTTGCGCGCACCGCGGGCCTTCTGTTGGGCCTGTGCAAAACTCAAAATGCGTTTGCCGTCTGCGTCCTCGTAGTCGTCGGCAAGAACGAGCGCGTCGTCAATCGTGCGGAGGTTCTCCATCTTATAGCCGCCGTCGCCGTCATAGCGTCGCGCAATCCATGTGCCCGGTCCGCTACTGAGCTTGCGATAGCCGAGGTGCAGCCCCGGCTCGATCAATCGGAAATACGGCTTGTGGCGAATCTTGAGCCGGGTGCGCGCGGTTCTGGTTTCGAGACTGGCATCGCGGACTTTGCGTGGCATGCGATCCCCCAAATATTGCCCGGGTCTAATACGGGTCTAATATACGTGGGGAAACACATGTAAACAAGCATGAACGGAAATAGGCCAAATATCAGCATTTCCGGGGGTTTCGTCCGACAACTGTGAACAGCTATGGAACGCCTTTTAAGCCCTTTCACGGCGGAAA